ACTAACAACTATTGAACTACCTAAGCTTACAACTTGTGGTGATTATTTTTTACATCACAACGAAACGTTGACAAATCTCGAACTACCTAACTTGACAAGTTGTGGTGATAATTTCTTGTATTACAACGAAACACTGACAACTCTTGAACTGCCTAACTTGACAAGTTGTGGTGATAATTTTTTACATCACAACGAAACACTAACAACTATTGAACTACCTAAGCTTACAACTTGTGGTGATTATTTTTTACATCACAACGAAACGTTGACAAATCTCGAACTACCTAACTTGACAAGTTGTGGTGATAATTTCTTGTATTACAACAAAACACTAACAACTCTTGAACTGCCTAACTTGACAAGTTGTGGTGATTATTTTTTGAATCGCAACGAAACACTAACAACTATTGAACTACCTAAGCTTACAAGTTGTGGTGATAATTTCTTGTATTACAACAAAACGTTGCAAGGACTTGACAATTATAGAAACTTAAATAATAGCTAGCAAATGGCTATTCACTCAATGATTGACTTCTTAAACAAACTAAAAAAAGGAAAGAAAAATGAAAGGCGTTTTTGCTACGGCGAGAACATGAAAAGACTGTTGCAAGAGTACCCACATGCAACACTAGACACAAGCAAAAAAACATTTTATATGGTGCAGATTGAAGATGAATTTATTCAAGATTTTAGGGAATTTTATAAAAAAAATGTTATAATTGGAAGAGTGAAGAAAGTATGAAATACAACAACACAAAAACAATTGTAAAAGGTATTAAATTTGATTCAATTCTTGAAAGTCAAGCATATTTATTATTGACTAGCAAGGGGTTAAATTTTGACCTTCAACCTAAAATTGTGTTACAAGAGAAATTCAAAGGTAAGCAAGGAAATGTGCGTGCTATAACGTATATACCAGATTTTGTTGTGTATTTTCAAGCTATTGACGGCGTGGTTGAAAAACATTATATTGATATTAAAGGTATGGAAACGGCAGTTTTTAAGCTAAAAAGAATATTATTTTTCAAACATTTGGAAAATGAGAAATACAGTTATTTTTATACAGTTAAAACAATTTCAGAATTAAACAAACTTTTTAATAATTGGTAATATGAATCAAATTGAACAAGAAACGATCAAAAGATGGATAGAAGCTAATAGCATTGGCTTTGCTACTGGAGTTTTAGAGGGTATTTTGTGTTCGATTGTACTTGAAAAGCAACAACAGGAAGTTATAAAAAAAGCAATAAAAGGATTAAATGAAATAAAATTATGAACTATAAAAAACTAAAAACGCAACTAAAAACTCAGAAAGAAATGCGTGAGTATTATCAAGAGCTTTATTACACTCGCGTGAATGAATTGCACTTTGAACACCTACAAACTAGTTCGCTTGTTAATTTATTGAACGAGGTTGAAAGTTTATGTGATGAGCAAATAAATCATAAGCTAATTAAGAAAGTTGTTGAGAACGGCAAGGAAAGACGGCACATTGATATGATGATACACGCTGATATAATTTTAAAGTAGTTTTGTATGAAAACAATAATAAGTAAAATTTTATGTTTGAAATAATCAAAAAAAGTTATAAACTTATAAAAAATGAAGCAAAAATAGGAGCTACAAAAGAAAACTACCTTGACCGTCCACGCTTATTTTGGCTACTAACTGATTTTATTACAAGTCTATTTTTTCTTATTATATTTTTAGTCGTTGAATTTATTTTAATCACAATATCCTTTATTTTTTATGTCTAATCTATACCGAATAACCGCAACCCTACACACCCTAGCCCAAGAAAAAGCCAAAAAACACGGCTTAGAGCTGGAGATTGAACCAACTAATTTAGCAGGTTGGAAAATTCCAATGTGCTACGCCCCAAATGGGGAGGTTTGGCAAATGAACTGCAAAAATGCTAATAAAATGTTTAAGACTGAGACTGTATTAATTTTCTTTGAACCACAAATCAGACAAATCTTGTGGGTTTTTAGAGATGTTTTGGGCGAGAATCCTGAATACACTGCCACAAATTGGACTTATGGAGGCGTTGTTGACCCTAATTTTCAAAATGAAGAGCTTTGGAGAGCAAAGTTAGAAAGGTTTCCCAAATCCCAAGCCGAAGCCCTTTGCCACAAATGGCTAGACGGTTTGAATCCACTCATCAACTCCGAACCCGAAACCGTTTTGACGGAATTAATAACAATTTTAGAAAGTATTTAGTATGAAAAATTATAATTTAATAGAGAAATTTTTAGAAATATTTACAGGTTTTTTTGATAAAATAGAATTCTATTTTGCGAAAAGATGGTTAAATAAACATTTTGGCAATCAAGAATATTGGGGAGATTATATTTCAGAATTAATTCATAAAGCTAAATAATTTTTATGTTCCAAATCACACAATACCTACAATTCCGAAACACACCAGACGGCAAGCCTAGAGTGCTTAACCAATCAGACTCATTGGGTTAGAACACTTACTATTTTACAGGTATGAAATCTCTAACTCAATTAATGCAAGACGAATCAACTAGACCAGTTGCCAACCTCCAAGACTGCCGTCCTTTACTCAGAGTAGAGATTGACGGGGTGGAATTAAGAAGTTTAACCGTTCGCAACTCTAAAGAATATCCTGGAGTATATCAGTTTTTATATTTTGACGGCTCATCTTGGAATTTAGCAGAATCATACATAACCGCAAATTTAAACAATAGGTTTTTGTCTTATGTTGTAGAAGACAACTTGTATCTTTTTGAATCAGACCCAGCCAAATACTCCAAACTCCTTTGGAATTGCTCCGAAGAGGAAGGGTGGAAAAAGATTTTTGAATTATTAGATATTAAATTGTAATATGTCATCTAATATCATCACAATAATAATATTAATTATAATGAAATTACCATTTATAGCAAGCTGTGTTTTGTGCTATTATAACCCATCTTTTTGGTGGCTTCCGATGTTGGCTCTTATTTTTTCTGGTAGTTATGAGGTAAAATCAAAATAATATTTAATTTAATAATTATATGACACAATAAGAATTGAAACAAATGTTTAATCAAAAAATGAGCGGAGTTGAACCGTTTGATGAATTTGATTTACAAACAATAAAACAGAATTTCATTAATCAAAGTATTGACAATGCCACAGATGAAGAATCGAAAATGGTTGAACAGGTAAGATGGAATTTAGCAAGCCAAAACAACATTTACTTACAAAAAGACCTTATTTGGAAATGCTATTTAGAATTTTCTTTCAGGTTAAATAACATAACCGCAGAAAAATTGTATAGTAAAATATTTTTTTCTTATTCTAAACTGCCAAAAAGAGAAATTAAAAAAACAGATATTAAATTATCTGAATTTGAAGAAAAGTGTAAAAACAAAGATCCAAATGTAAAAAAATCTTATTATAATTTAGCTAAAAAATACCGAGATAATCAGGATAAACTTAAAGAATTAAACAATATAAAAAATAAGTATTGGTAGAAAATAACCGCTTTTCAGCGGTTTTTATATTACCAGCTACCACCACCCCAACGACTTTGCCATTTTTGCCATTTGTTTTGCCAATCGCTCCAACCAGCAACCTTTTTACCTTTTGGATTTACTATTATTTTTTTATTTTTTCCAAAAATTGAGTTGAAAAGATTTAGTATAAATTGAAACATAAAATTATTTTGAGTTTAAGAATCCTAAAAAAATGGTAACAAGCACAATCATGAAACAAGCAAACACAATAAACGCAAATTTCCATTCTTTACCATTATTGTTTGTTTCTGATATTTTGTCCAATATCAAGTCTAGTTTTTCTCTTTCCGAATTTTTGACTGTTTGTACCAAGTCATGCTGAGCCTGCACTGAGTTCACCAACGCTTGCAGTAATTTTTCCGTTTGTTCTTCATCAAATTGCATATTACCTCATAGTTACAATTAATGATAAGCCAGCAATAAGCAAAAAATTGATTATAGAGGCAATATTATCTTTAGCAAACCCCCATAAAGTTGTTGTTTTGAAATTCGTGAGTGGTATGGTTTTGGTTATAATTTCAACATTGTTAATTCTAGTTTTTAAGCTGTGAATGTCATCTTTAATTGATTCATTGCGAATCAATGTCTCGTTCAAAGTTTGGGTTGCTTCAGTCAACTGCTCGATTTTTTCAACCAATTTTAGAACGTTATTTTCAACGTTTTTGGTTCTTTCTTCCAATAATGCCAACCTTGTTTCATCGCTTTGAGCCATATTTATTTCCGATTATATTCCTGTATAAAAAAGATGATCACAAACAGTAAGTAAATCAATTCAAAGAAGAAAAGTGACGAATGTGTTATAGTTATGCCGTTTATCTGAACGTGTTGTAACGAATAGAAAAACCATGTCGTCAAAACAGATCCGATTACTAATATGCGAACATACAAGTGAAGTGTGTCAACTGTTTTTGTACTTATGCTGATTAGAATAACCATCAAAATAGCTACCAAGTAATTTGCTGAGGTTATCTGGCTATAGAGTTTGTATCCTGAATCAAAATTATTAAAATTGCTTAAACCAAATCCGTGAACGAAATAACTCATGAAAGGCACAAATAATAAAAAGAGCGGAGTGCGGATATATTTGAACATAGAACTATTGATTGGTTTTGATAACATTTGAAACATTTTGACCTGCCACACCTACACCAAGCAACCCAAGTAATCCAACTGTAATTTCAGTTTGCAACGGTTTCAACTCAGGAATTTGCGTTGTTATCCAACTTATACCTGCCGTAATTATAACACCAAGTACCGATTGAATTGTAGCATTTTTAGACAATCCTACGAAAAACTTATTCCAGTCCCATTTATCATTAGTTGAACTATTTGATTTTCCCGATGTGTTCCCGACATCAGGAACTTGGTTAATACTATTCGCAAGTTTCAACTTTTTAATTTGTGTTTGTAACTCAAGATTTTCAGCTTTTTGTTCGTTCAATATCGTTTCAGCTTGTTTTGCGTCCTTTCCAATATCAACAATTTTTTGAGCATATTGAGCTGTTATTGCATTGCCAGAATCAATAATTTCCTGCATTCCCTCAATAGTTTTTTTATTTATTTCATCAATTTGAGAGAGTTTCTCCTCAGCCTTGTATTTTTCTAAGTTTGCTTCATTCAAGAAACGGCGTGGCTGTGATCCTGCGAAAGCTAGGATATAATTCATATCATTATTATTCACTGCATTTTTTAGCGTTTGTTTTGTTGGTTCGTCAAAATTTTGATCATTATCAATAGTTGTGTAAATAGTATTTTTATCGAGAGACATAATATTGTTGTTAAGATGAATTAAAGGATCAACAAATACACCACGTTCGGCAACGCCAAAGTGTAAGTGTGCACCTGTTGAACGTCCTGTGCTACCACTCCAACCAATTATTTCCCCTTGCTTAACTTGTTGACCGATTGAAACATTAAAAGCGTTCAAATGAGTATATTTCGTTATTATTTTAGAACTTTCAGTCAATTCAACATAGTTTCCCCACAACGTTGAAAATGTAGCAAGTGTTATAGTTCCGTCTGTTGCAGCTAGAATGGGCGTATTAGCAGGGCAACCAAAATCTACACCATCATGAAATTCACGACCGCCAGTAGCAAAAGGGTTGTCACGCATTCCAAATGGCGAAGTTAAGGGGTAAGAATTATTGAAAGGATACCGCATATAAAAAATTAATAATTAGTTACAACTCGTAATTTATATCCTGGTACGTTGTTAAATGTTGTATCCGTTGGAGCAGGAGCAGGAGTTGTAAAGGCAAAACCAGTTGCTGTGTATCCGCATGCCCAACCAACGCCATTTGCACCATTTGAATGCCTCATGAACGTGCCAGTGGAATTATCTACCATCAACGCAATAAAATATTTTCCAGGTTGAAGTGTAATAGGTGTGAACGTAAGCGTTTGTAGCTGTAAAGCTGTCCCTTGTGCAACCGTCCCTGAATCTGCAATAACTGTTGAGCCTGTGAACGTATTTGAGGCGTCATTTTTATTTGCAGTTGCAATTTGGTAAATTCCAGCCCTAACGTTACCCGATCTAACTGAACCAACTGTATATTGGATAGCATCAACGGTTGTTGGTATCGCAACTTCTAATAGAGCAACTTTGCACAAGCTAGCAGTTACTGCTTGAGAAATAACCGCGACCGCACCATGCCCATGAAAAGGAAATAAAACAGAAAGTGGCTTAGGAATTGAAGCAAGTTGTGCAGCCGTTAAGTGATAGTATTCATTAGCTGTACCACCTTGTAATCCACCTAAGTCGTTGTGGTTGGCTGTAACAGTCCCCTGGAAAGTCGTGGAAAAAGCACTGTCTATCTGTGTCGCAGTAACTGCATTTTTTTGCACTATAATCCTACCAACTAGAATAGCCATTTGACTTATCATTGGAGGAACTGCTGGAACAGAACTAGCTTGTGCTTGCGATAATGTGTAGTTACCCGATCCAAGAATAAAAGCAATACCAGGTAAGCCATCACCATCAACTATTCTGTATACCCAATTAACTGCATATCTACCGCTTGACAACGTAGCAAGATCAGTTCCGTTATCATATTGAGTATTATTATAAACACTAACGCTTGACTTAGTCCACGCACCAGCTGAATGAGAATAAAAGTACGCTTGGTTGCCCGATGAGTTCACCGCCAATTTGCTAAAATAAGTACAACCATACCAAAGCACACCAGCCGTGATGTCTATCACACTCCCTGTTGTTTCTCCTAAGGTTAACCCTGTTTGCCACGCATACCTATCAGTTGAAACTTCTCTATCATTTAGTCTATTCGCTGTTGAAAGACCCCAGTCAACAGATAACCAGTGAATTTCCAACCCTTCCCTAAATAACTTTGCAGCTAATACTACGCTTGAACCATTTACACTAGCAGGCGATGTACTAATAGAATAAATTGGAGTAGCTAAATTATATGAAATGAGCAAATAATTAACTGAGTTATCTGTTATAGTAAGATTGGTAACGGCTTGAATAACGTATTTTGCGTAATTACCTGTCCAATCCGCCCCCGAGAATAAAAAGCATTCAACAGAAGCTACATTAACCGTTCCGTTTCCGTTATCTGTAATAACTGGTTTACTCAAAGCACCTGTTGTTGAAGTATCAAAGTCTAATTGATGCAAGTTTGAACCTTGATAAAAAAGACCTTCTGAAGTTGAAAAAACATCACCAGAAATTATTGTGGTTGGTTTAGCTCCTGTATTAAGGTTGAGTGACCCTGTTGATGTTGAAGGCAAGTTTAGTTTCCCTGTCATCGTATCTCCAGTTTTTAATACTACTGAAGAATTTATCGCATAAGGGCTTAAATCTTGATCTCCTGTATTTACACCAGAGAGCGTTGTAATTCCAAGTTTAGTTTTAATCGTTGCATTGGTTTCATCCCCTGTATTTGTATTGCTTAAATTATTAGCCTCAATGTTACCGTTAAAAGTAACTTTATCAAAAAGTCCCCCAGCTGTTCTAAAAAAAGATGCAACAAGTGGAAACGAGCTTGTATTATTGAATAACCACCTAAAAACACCTTGACCATATCCATCATTTTCAATTTTCTGAATTATTCCGTTATTATCTCCAACAATTCCACTTGATTTTATTTCAACCTCGCTGAGGACTGTTAGTTTCCCCGTCATCGTGTCGCCATCTTTTGCAACTTTATCATTCAACGCAGTTTCTGTAGCAGTTGAAACTGGTTTGTTTATATCTGATGTGTTATCAACGTTGCTTAATCCAACATCACTTTTTGCCAATGAAACTGTACCAGTTTGACCGTTTACGCTTACCACGTCATCACTGTTATCCGACTTCTCAGGCACGCCACTATCATTGTAGATAAGCCAATCTCCGAGTTTCCAACTAATGCCAAATTGAGTTCCAGCAACAGATACATTATAAACATTTCCTTTTTTAGTAGTATCAGGGTTGGTAAGTGTTGGTGTATTTGTGCTTGCATTCCAAACTCCAACATATTTTAATAAAGTTGATGGTAAATTTGCAAGTGGTACTTTCCCACCAGAATCTAAACTTGAATAACCATTATTTTGATCTTTATTCGCAATATTTTCAGGGGTAAAACCAATTTTTGCAATAATTGTTCCATTCGTTTCGTCTCCACTATTTGTATTTGTCGTATTGCTTAACTTCGTCCTTTCTCCAGTAGTCAAAAACAAATTTGTAGAACCTTGCGTAATAGAATCTGAATTTGTAATCGTATTTTGTTTGGCATTCAAAGCATTTTGTAAATCAGTCTGAGCTGAAAGTGTACCAGTAATTGAACCCCAAGCTGAGCTTGCTGAAACAGATAGATTTGTAATTTGATTTTGCAACTTGCCAAAAGCCTGCAAAACCGTGTCTGAAGTGGAAATTACACCACCAGTAACTAGACTTAAACCTGTCAAAACAACTGAACGAACGAAATTTGATGGGTTCGTTTCGCTCAAAACCTGGCTACCCACGCTTTCCACCGAATCTGAGGCAATAGTAAAACTAATTTGGCAACCTTCCTGGACTGCACCTGAAACAGTATCAGTAAGTTGAAGTGCAAAAGTATGTTTGCTCCCTAACGTGTAATTTGCACTTGGCAAGGGGAAAGTAACAATTAAACTCGTTGTAGTTGAAGTTGCAAGTGTTCCAGTTCCAGACTGACTAACAGTGCCTTTCTTATAATCAATCGGATAAAAATTGCGTAAATTCCAGTCAAATTGAAAAGGCAAACCACTTTTAGTTGGTATGCCACTTATTTTAATAACTACCGTATTCCCACGAATTAAATCAGTGTTTGTTAAAAATCCTTTAATGCTGAAATTTGTTTGAATCATAAAAAAGTTTAATCAAAGAATTGAAAAAAAGCGTTGCTATTTACGCTTGGAGCTGCGGCTGTATAATCTACTTCAACATAACCAAAAGTAATTGCACCACCAACTCCATTGGTTTTTTTAACACCAATTTCTAGCGAATCAATTTGTGATGAAGTCCACGCCAACCCTGTATTCGGGTTTGTCGTCCAAGTTTCAGAAAATAAAATGTATGATGTTGAAGAAACAGTATCTTTGTTACCTGAATAGTAATCAGTGCTACCAGTCCTTACACCAATTTGAAAAGTATTTGAAACAGGATCGAGAGACCTAAACTTAAAATAAACAGTAACCGAGTTTATAGTTGCTCCTGAGCTTGCTGAGGTGTTAGTAATAGCAAATTGTCTAACATCGTTATTTGTCGGGGTGTATAGTCTTGTAGTATCTCCATCATCTGATTGAATCCGTGTAAATGTTCCACCCTCAGCTGCCCAGCCTGAGGTTGTGGTTCCATCTCCATTAATTGTTAAAGTTTCAATAGCCATAATATTTAATGTTTAGGCAACGGCTATACATCGCCATTTGCTTGTTACTGAGTTCCAAACAAACCCCACATCAAGTCTGTTTGTCCCAGAAGTTGTTGTTGGCAAGGCAACCGTAGAAGCCTCAAAACTTGCACCCCAAGCTATTGTTCTTGTCGCTGTTCCAGTAATGGCTATCCACAATAATTGACCGTCAACAGGCGTACCCGATAAATTGGTTGTAAAAGAGGTTATGTTTACTGCTTGAGCTGTAAGAGAATAAAAATCTACGTTATCGGTATTGATTGTTGGTGTAGCAGAGCTTGTGGCTGTACCTGTTCTTTTAGTTTGTCTTTTCCACGTTGCATCACCAGCCCAAAAAGTTGTTGAACTTGCACCAGTGCCACTACCCAAGTTGGCAATGGGTAAGTTACCTTTGACTTGATTTGAAAGTTCAACTTGAGTGGCTGGCATAGTTCATTATTATTATTTCATGTATGAAACTTGAATAGAGTCTCCAGTAACAGGAGCTGTAACAAAAGTAATTGTTGCACCTGAAATGGTGTAATCATTACTACCGCCAACTTGCATTTCAACACCGTTTCGTTTTACACTATCGGTACCTGTCGTAGGAGTGAAAGCAAGACTATAAGAAGTGTTTGATCCATCCACCAATCCAGTTGGAATTTCACGTGTAACAAAATTAGAAGTTGCAAGACCTCCACCAGATCCGAAAGTTACCCACGTTACGGCGGTTGTGTTCAATGTTCCTCCCTTATCAACAGTACACAAAAACGATTTGTCTGCACTGACTGTTCCTTTCTCAGCGAACACCAAAGCTGAAACGAGCTCATTCCACGTATTCGTATCAGTTGAGCGTATCCAGGCACCTGAAGCTACTACATAAATACCATTTTCAGCGGGTGCTGTTTGGTCTTTTACCAGCACTCGGTCGTTAGCAATTACACCAATTCCATCAATAGTTTGAGTTCCTGAAAGTGTAATGTTTGCAGTTGTTGCTACGACTACTTCTTCCTTACCTTTTTGACCTGCAATTGCTGAATCTACATAGGCTTTTGTTGCCGCATCTTGAGCACCTGTTGGATCGGTTACATTGATAAGTTTGAAGTTTCCAGCGTCAAAATTAGCGGTCATCGCTACTGTGCCATTAGCAAGTATAATAATTGTACCATTTGCTATTTTATCAAGTGCAATTGCTGCACCAGCTTGAACTTTTGCATTATTTATTGCTCCGTCTCGGATTTGGTCTTGTGCGATTGTAGTTGTAGCCATATATTATTATAATTGAGTGTAATTTATTGATAATTTATCGAGCGTTAAAGGGGAAATTGTCAACACAAAGGTTGTTGAATTAGTTATATTGAAATCGTCAATTACTGTCAACTTTTGACCATTCTTAAATACTTCAAGTGTCGAGCCATCGAAAGCTGAGGCTGAGGTAAAAGTCGCATTTACTCCATTTATTGCTCCACTTGGCACCTCGCTTTTTATTTGTACACTTGTTGCAGGCACCACCCCCGCATCAAAATTCACCTGAATAATTTCCTCAACAATTGTAGGTGTGATAATTTCCTCAACTAAATTAGCTACAATTGAATCTGCCATATTATGAAATTCTTCTTGTTATATCGTTTATAATAGGGAAAGTTCCAATCAGAACTGTTTTTATTACGCCTGCGGGTGTTTTGTACTGAATATCATAAAAGTAATCAGCTTCTTGAATATCCATGTCTGAGGCACTTACAACAAAACTTGTTGAATAAACAGGTACACCGCTTGCTACCGTCCACGTTTTTTGAAGTATAGCATCTGTGTCAGTTGCGTTTTGACTTTCTCTATTTTGTTTCAAAGTAAAAAAGAAAGTGTAACCTTGCAAATCTATAGCTACATCATTTAATTTTATACTGTCAATAATAATAGGGTAAGTATCACCCCTTATTTTTTTAGATAAATTTTTTTGAAGAGCCATATTAAATAATTATGCTAATGATATAAATCCGCTTCCGTCTTCTAATCTGAACAAGAAACTGTCTTCTTGCAATAAGTAATTTCATAGTTATGTTATAACTGGTCTTATAGTTGACGCAAGTATTTCAATTGTCCTTTTGTTAGCTACATTTTCGCTTGTTGCTATGATGTTACCCTGAACAAGTAAATTTTTGTTGTCAAAAAAAGCGGTGTTTTCTTCAAATAAAAGGTCTTTTCTATTATTTATTTCAAGTTCGTATTTCCTTTGATTCTCACCGAATCTATCAACAATTCCTTGCCAAAAGTTTTGAATTGCAACAGGTACACCGCTGGAAAAAAATAATTTATTTGGTAAATCAATTATTTCTTCACCATAATTTTTAATTGAAGTTTCATTTTTGTAAGATTGAGTATCGTCAAAAGAAGTATATTGAGAAAACGCACTCTGTAAATTCAAAGCATAAAAATATCTAGGTACAGAAAGTTGATTTTGAACTGTTATAACAATAGTCGAAGGGTATAAAAAACGAATCGAACGTATTTTAAGCCCTGAATTATTGACTCCTGGAACAGTAGGGTCGTTTGTCGTTGCGAAATTGTAATCAGCAACTCTTGTATATTCAAGGAATTTTCTATTTTCGTCAGCTGTTTTATACTCATAAAAAAAGTCTTTTGTTTTGAATGCTCCAATTTCGTCAAATTTACCACCAAAACCTAAAATGGTTGAAATCCAAACTTCACCGCCAAATGTTGAGTTCCTACTATCTGAATTACGGTGCCTCAACAAAGATACATTATTCACTTTGGCAATATCTGAAATCGTGTTGGTTTTGTATTCAATAATCTCTCCTTTTGTCACAAATTTTGTAGGTACTTGAGAAAGCAGTTTTTTTCCACTCCTGAAAGTTATTTTTCCAGTTGAATCATCAAAGTAAATTGACGAAAACATCGGAGCTAAAATTTCACTTATTCTATCACGTACATTTTCTTGTCCAAATATTTGAAGTTCAGCAGACAATAAAGTCAAATCTGCGTCAATATCTTCAAAGTCAAGAATTGAATAAGGAAAAGCTAAACAAAACAATTGCTTTAATACAAAGTTTTTGAAATGAATTGTTTCGCTAGGAAAAGCGAAAGGCTCCGATCCAATGTACAAAGGTCTACCGTCCGTTGGAAATCCTGGTAATTCACTAAACTTTCTTGAATAGAAATCTTCTAAAACTCCTTTTGTTTTAAGTTCAACACCACCATCAGAAGTCAAAACGTCTGTTACTGTTACGATATTCTTGACCGCATTATAACTCGTTGCGAATTGATCATCACTTACCGCATCTCCAATAATAAGTTTTGCGTTTTTTGTTATAAGTTTTTCATAATTTTTAAGTACTCTTCCGTAACCAAAATAAACATTTGCAGTTTGTCCAGTAAGCATAACAACTTTAATACGAACATAAATTGCGTTATCCCAAGTAAGCGTATTGACCTCACCAAACTCACTTTTTTTTATATTTATTGTATTCAAACCTATGGTGAAGTATTGACCAGTTAAGCTCGAAGTACGCCTATTGACAAAGCTATTCGTATCTGAAAATTCAATTACTGAGCCTGCGTAATTTACGTTGACATTATCAATATGAATATCTAAAGTTATGTAATCCTCGTCATTTATCATGTATTTAATATTGCTAAAAATATCTTTTGTTTCGTAATTATTCAAATTTTTTATGTTGTTTGCTGAAAATATATGATCAAAGCGTCCAGCCGTCCACGTGCTTGAAGAGCTAGCTGAGTATGCTTGACTGTATTTTGTAGATAAAAATTTACCTGAACTATCCAATGTAGAATTGTCAAAAGTTTCATTTCCAGCCAACCAAACTTTTTGCAAATTATCTTTAAAGGAAATTTTAGTATCACTAGAGCCCAAACCATAAAAGTCATTTGATAACTTTTGTCTGTAATTTACATCGGCAAATGTTGAGTTAGAAACATACCCATCATAAATAAATGGTGTTAAAGTTGTTTCTGTTCCAAGTGTAATAGTTGGAAAATCTGAGCCGACTATTCTATATTTTGTGTTTAGATATTCATAGATTGAAGTGCGAAACGCGGTGTCGTCAACACTTGAAGTATTGAAACCATCACACCAGCCAAACTCAGCAAGATAACCTGAGAAAGGACTTGTTCCAGCTCTTGAATTTCCAATTTTGTTATATTTGAAGTTGGTTGACATTCCAGCGTTCGTCCCTGTGAAAGTTTCCTCAGCACCATTCACACGTATTCGTGCGTTGTAACCAGTACCACCAGTCCACTGTAGCGAACATTCAACAATATAATTAGTATTCGCAGCAAGTGTTGCTGTATGTTGAGCAATAGTTGAAGTACCCTCAGTTACAATTTCAATTTTACCCGCGGCTGTTATCTGAACACTTTTGCCACCAAGCTCGTGACCAGCAAAAATATATTGAATTGATCCAATAGCTGTTGGTTTTATAACAAAAAATGAATAGAAGTTTCGGTATTCGTCAAGTGGATCAATATTAAGCGAATTAGTATAAAGCGTTTCACTCATAAATTCTAATGTATCCAAACCATTGATTGACATTGTAGGATCCCACTCGTTGCATCTTACCACCGGTCTATTTGTATCAATTGCATGTGCTGAATTAAATTTGCTTCTAAAATTAGTTGCGTTATAACCAGCTAAAGGTTCGATATACATTGCGTTAGTAATAGGCCAAGAATTAAGATATGAACCGTTTGCATTTGCCAAGGTTGGAGTTGTAAAAACGGTATCACCATCACCATTAACAAATTTTGCACCTCTAAAATGTATTTGTTCGGATCTAATTATATTCTGTGCAATAAACCAGTCTCTAAATTTAGTTTTGTTGAAGTTCCAAAAAGTAACACTTTGAAGAGGTTTGTCAAGTTCCAAATTTTTACTGTTTAATCCGTTATTTCCATATTCTATGTATATTGTTTTTGAGGCTGCTGCAATACTAGGAATTTTAATAAATATCAACGTGTTTGTTGACATCTGATTTTGTACTGCGAACTCCAACTCAGTTACTCCGTCCGTATCATATACACGTAAATCTGAAAAATTATAGTTACTTTTATAGTTCAAATACAAATCAAAATGTTTGATCTGAACAGATATATAATAATTTGTTTTTACTGTTTTACCTGTGTTATTTACAACAATAGGTCTTCGATAGAAATTCTCCTTGTATATCTGCAAACCTTCCAAATAATTCACCTGAACAGTCTGAGTGGTGTATTTCGCTTGTTGTTTGAACGTATCTATTGTTGCCATAATTATTGAGTGTAAATTGCAATTTCAAAGTCTCGCAAGGTTGGCACCTGAGAAACATTTTTTTGTATTAGTTGAATATACGCAAGCCCTTCATATTCAGTTTGAACAGTGTACTGATTCGTCGTATTTGCATTTTCAAGTTTAACCCACACAGGCAACAAATAGTCTGGTATACTCATTTCTTGAATTTTCTTGAAGTTTGAGGTTGCTGAGGCTGTTTCCAACTCTTCATATCCTAATTTATAAACAGGTTTCTTCTTTCCGACTATATTAAACCATACCGTTCCATCATCACCGTAATCTGTTTCAACTCTGCGTGCGTCTGCAAGTTCCCAACCCTGCACTACGTTGTAAAGTGTGATGGTGTAAACCGCTTCTGTATATCCAATTTGTAATTTCATATTAAGCTAATAATTGTTTAAGAATATAACCATTTTTTTTGATATACGTTTCAAAACTTTGACTGTCAAGCGCATTTATTGTTACATTTTGTGATTTTGAATTTCCACCGCTTTCTTTTCCGTTCATAATTGCTTGTAACAATTTATCTTTTTGACTTTGGTTGGCAATAAGTTCACCAGTTTTAGCTGTAATTATTTGGTCATCTCCAGCATTTATGTTACTTGCAACACTAGGGTTGCCTACTATTCCACCATTCGCGAATCCTGGTATTGTTGGAATTGCTGGCACACCAACGGCACCTGAAATTGAATTAAAGCCTTTTATCACTGAGTTTATCCCCGAGGTTAAGCCATTCAAAGCTCTTTTCCCTGTGCTTGCTATTCCATCCCAAATGCCTCCAAAGAATTTACCTACACCGTTCCATGTATCTTGCCACCCTTTAGCAAAACCGCCTAAGAAGCTCATAAATGAATTAAAACCACCCTTTGCAATTTCAAAACCTGCTAAGCTAACAGCAACAAACCAATTCCAACCATTGCTAATTTGCTGAACAACCAAGTCCCAGTTTTGCCAAAGTAACACAAATATTGCAATTAAAGCAACCACTACACCAACCACAATAAGAACAGGACTAGATAAAGCAGCAAAGAAACCACTGACAACTGCTATTACAGGAGATAAGAATGTCATTACTGCTGTTACTGTTGTTATGATGGTTCCAATTGAAGAAAAAAGACCACCAACAACCATTAAAACTGTCCCGATTACAACAAAAGCGACACCTAATACTGCAATTGTTTGGACTAATAAAGGGTTTTCACTTGCAAACTTTATACCCCAGTCTAATAAACCATTTAGCTTACCTGTTAAGTCTAAGACAATAGGTGCTAATTTTTCACCAATTTCTATCCACAAAAGCTCTGTTTTTGCTCTTGCTTTTTCTGCTTCAAAAGCTTGAGCACCTAAACCAGTTGTTAAAGTATCAAAAGCTGTGTTGGTTGCCCCTGCTGAATTATTCATGTCACCAAGTACAGTGTTATAGAATTTTCCATTTGCTCCAGCTAAAGACAGTGCTAGTGTCTGACCCTCAATACTTCCTAAATAGTCTTGCAATGGTTTTCCAGATTCTGCAGATGCCTTAACTATTGCATCCATAGAGCCTTTGAACCCAAGGCTTTTAACCATAGCTTTCCCGTTTTCAAAGCCTAAGCTTGAATATAATTTAGTAAGGTCAGAAGTTGGTGCCATTAAACTAGATAAAGCACCCCTAAATTGAGTTGCTACCTCACTTGCATTTCCAGTCACACCAGTTTGAGCACCCATTACAGTAAAAAGCTCTTCTTGGCTAATTGTAAGTTCTTTCGCAAGCGGTGTTACCGCACCAATTGAATTTGCTAACTCTGGAAAAGTTGTTTGCCCTAGTTTAACTGCTATGAAAGCTAAATCTGTAACCTTAGATTGGGCTGCTCCACTTGTATCTCCGTAAGTTTTAGTTACGGCTGAGGTTAAAGCTATGGAGTCTGTTAGACTTGCTACACCAGCTTTTGCAGCTTTTACGTTTATCTCAAGTATTTTCGTGGTTTCTGCTGTATCTCCATAAGCAGATATAACATCGTAAACACCCTTGATAGCTTCATCTGGTAGTAAGCCAAATTCTTTTGATAAAGTTTTTACATTACCTGTAAGCTCTTTTATTCTATCTCCAGTTCCAGGAATTAAAGACTGAATTTCAGCCAACCCTTTATTAAAAGTTGCAGATTTACTTGATGCTACACCCATAGCTCCAGTAATTCCAACACCAATAGCAACCATACCAACACCAATATTGGTTAGACTACTACCTATCTGCTTGCCGACTTCTCCTATCTTTTTACTCTCATCTTTAGCCTTAGTTCCAACCTCTCCCAGTTTTACTTTTACTTCATCAATACCTTTATTAACCCCAGTTGTGATGGAGTTAAATGATATTGAAACAGAACCTGCTGAACGTGTAGCCATATTTGAATTATATTAGTCTTTGAAAATTTGTGCAAGGTCACTTGCTATTTCTCTTGAATCTTCAATATCTCCGATCCTATACCCATCAGGCAACTCTGGAACTTCAAGAAACCCATTTTTTTCTTGTTTTACTTCATCTTTTTCGTCAAAACCTAATAAATACGTTTTAACACGTTTTCTTATTGCTTTGGATATTTTACCACTTGACTTACTATCTGCTTGATACAGAGCATTCTCTAAAGCTAAAATTTCTATCTCTTGGACTTTTTTACTTAAACGGTAGAAAATATCAATTTCAAGGAGTTGGTCAAGGTCATTCGGGCTAAGCTCTTCAATTTCTTGCCTTGACCAACCTTTTTGTTTCAAGAGATATAACGCTTCAAGTTCTTTTACATTTGCTTTTAACTGGCGGTCGTCACCGCTGGGGTAAAATTTGTTTTACTCAATGCTCCATAAATTGAAACAAGTGTAAATACTGAAAATTCACTTACCAGTATTTCATCTGTAAGGTTAGTATCTTTAGTGCATTCAATAATTGACTTTGCAAGTCCAACCAAGAAAAGTTCAACATCTTTCTGAGATGGTTTGTCTGCGTGGATACCTTTTATAAGGTCTTTGTATTTTCTCGTCACCAAAGCTGAAACTAATTTAGCGTTTATTTTATGTTCAATACCTAGTAAGTTTTTAAATGTAATTTCTTTTAAGTGCTTTGATATTTCAACAACATCAACAGTTTCAAATTCACCAAAGACAAACTGTTGAAAGATCTCTTTAATATCCTGTTCTGTAAGTTCAAGTAAATGTTCAGCAGTTAAACCATTTTCTGCCATATCTGAATTTTCAAATATCTTTTTACAAATTTTGTCAATTAAAGCCTCATCGTTTGAATTTTTACCAACACCTTTCAACATCTCAGGGAAGTCAGTAAAGGATCTTGTGTTTGGTGTCGTGATGCTTAAAGTTACATCTTTGTCGTTTAAGTATAAGTCAGAGATTTTGTAGTTCATAATATAAAAAAGTTAAAAAGGCGGAATTTCACCGCCAAATTGTTAAACGTGTACGAGAGCAATTTCATCACCGTGTAACCAATGTGTCGGAGCACCTAAGTCTGTGCGAGCATGTAACTCAAGTTCATATTCAACGAAGTTTTCACCGTTAGAGGTAGGATTGAACCCACTTACGATGTCACCTTGTGGAATTTCCCATGCGTGTTTAAGATCACCATCAGATAGTTTCGCAAATGTTCCATCAGCTTTTCGGTATGCTGGAATAAATATAAAACGGTAAGGAATGTGATTAACACCAGCAAATGGGTTACCTTTAAGTGTTCCTGCTGCACCATCTGTGTTAGACACTGTGGTTGTTCCCACTGTTGTAACACTACCAAGAATGGTTTGAATATCCTTTTTACCAATGGTGTTCAAAGTGAATGTTCCGATCCAATTTTGACCTCCCGAAACCATATCAACGTAGTTTTCGCTACCTGTAATTTGTTTCTGAAGTTTTATTGGGTTGTTATTTACTTCAACTGAGAAGTCTGAAGCTGCTAGAACTCCTAGCAAAGAGTTTCGTGTACCAGTTGAAAACACTGGCAACGTGATAGTGCTGTTAATTGGGGCAACAAGTACCATCCAAGTGAATACTCCTTCTGTTATTCCTGCTGCGTATGTAGACATATATTATAAATAGTTGTTAATGTAATTAGTATCAATGTAAGTAAAGTTTAGTTGGCATTCGTAAATTGCCGTGTTCTCGGTTTGGTTGAATCCAACAAAAATAGTAGGACTTGCAACTGTTATTCTGTCAAATTCAATACCTCCTGTTATAATTTTTCCGCCTTTGTTGGAAAATAGATATTCAATCTGTTCACAAACATCTTTTGCGTTTCCCTCATCTGATCTTTTCACGCCAATAGCTATTTTGGTTTTAACAAAATAGCCGTTTGGTTGGTCGCTTGGCATATCTGAAATGATTATCTGTTCCTGATCAGCTGACGTATTTTTAAGAAACGCCCTGAATCTATCAACAACCACATTATTATAACTGTTATTTTCAAGAAACTGTTTTATATCAACACGAATATCCATAAGCTAGTAAAAATAAGAATTAAAACGCTCTTCAAAAAAGTCCTGTAAATTATCTGCATTTTTTTGAAATGGTATTGTAAAGTATCCACGCCTTTCTTCAACTTTCGCTGCGTAAGTAGTGTTTAAGCTGTACGTAACCTCTCCAACTTTTGCATCATAACCTTTTGAGCTTTTAAGAAGTCCAGTCACGACTGGAATATAAGGTTCGGAAATATCTGAAAATTTAATTGCTGTATCAAATAGTGCTTTTTGTCGTGCTTTTTTAATATCACCCTTGATATTCTCAAGGTTTTTCTGCACTTTTGCAATATCTTTTGCAAGTCGTGCTTCATTGAGTATTATTGGGCTAGACATTATAAAGTAATAATTTGACTTGAAATTTATTTTTTCCGATACGTCCTTGCAAACTTTGAACGTCAACAACTCTATATTGAACACCGTTGAATACGGCTATATCGTCCATATCAGGCTTGTATCCTTTCACGTTTGCAATGCTATCGTAATTTATAAACTCATCTGAATTATTAAAATTGATGGCTTTTTTATCATAGAAACGGCAAGGTGTGGAGGCTGTTTGAGTGTATACCTCGGTTTCTTTATAACCAGTTCCACTCAAAGTTCCGAACGTTATTGTCTCATATTTGATAATAGACATACAATTTATACAATTTGATAAAGCCCTAAACTATCAATAAGTTTCTTTACAACTGGCGAAATCATAATGCTTTCTGAGCTCATACTATCACCTAGGGTGTATGAATAAGATCCAGTGCTTTCAGTTTCACTTTTCATATTTACTGAATTAAGATGTTCGCTGTTCTCAGTAATATATTGAAGTTGCAACTTGCAAGCCTCACGTAAAGTATTTGGAATGGTTTTTATACTTGACTTATAGTCACATATAAAAGGGAATTTTCCAATTTGGCTAATTTTTACAGTTGTAGTTGTTTCCTCAGGTAAAGAAACAGTATTTGTGGATAACTTGTTATCAACAGATGAAACAACTGATAAAGTTTCGCCGTTCAAAGATCCTGAAAGTATTTCAATGTTGCAAAATTGGTAGTAATTTTTGGTTGTATCATACGAGGCTGGCAAAACAACACCACCATCAACAAAATCCACATCCACTACTTGTTCTCTGCCGTAGCTTTTAGCAAATGGCAACCCAGAGCGGTAGGTGGGAATATAATTGTCAACTATCATTTCTGCCAAGTTGGCATTCTCGAAAGAATACCCATTTTCATCGATGAAATTACTGTTGATATATTGTCGAAGTGTTGTTGTTTGGATCATACTGAAAATGTTACTTTACCATTCTTTACTTCCGCGAGAAGTTTTCCCGCAAGGCTTACGTCCCGCTTGTCTGTTTTACCGTCTCGGTTGAAGTCGTAACTTTTTTTTTAGGCTCATGAACCGTTGCAGGCTCGGGTGCTAACCTACAACCGTTAGACAAGTAAGCTTGCACCTGCTCGTCCTCGGCATAGAATAGTTGGTTACTTTGGTTACGCATTCTAGTCATAGACTACTTAGATTTATTGTATTTCTCCCAATATGTTCCAGCTTCCCAGTCTTTCACCTCTGCTTCGGTCGCTTTGGTAAATGCGGTCTCGCCGTTTTTAACGACTTGTGAGTAAACACCCTGAAATTCTAGTGCGTCAACTTTTGAAAGCATTCCATTTGCTTTGTTTTTAATCCATACGTGATTTTCTTGAGACATATTTTTTAAATAATTAAAGTTATAAATAATAAACTAAACTGTTCCGCCCATTACGTTCCAAATGGGAGCGGTCTGGATAACACCCACTTGGTTGATATCGCCTGATAATTCTTTGAATCCATACATGAACTCAATAGCTCCCATGATTTTACGCCCTAGACTAACTTTTTCTTCATCTCGTGCGTAAAGCACGTTTAATCCAGTTTTAGGGTCAAAAATTGGAAAATCTTTGTTTGGGTCGCTAACTTGCAAACCACGAACGGGAACAACGGCTGAAACGTCAACATAGGCTGTGCCTTTGGCATCGCTTGCAGGTGTTGTAACAGTGTAAGTATCGTCAGACACAAAATCCATGTTATAAACTCCGTTAACTCGGAATCTAGTTGGTGCGATTGTATTATTAGCCGCCGCAGTGTTCCCTGCTACTGGTACGTAAGCACCTAGCGTTTGAAACTCTGGTAACTGGGTTGCTTGCATGTAATAAGCTGGGGCAAGACGAACTTCAATGAACTTGTCCTGGTAACCTGTTGCGTTAGCTCTTTCGCGAATAGCTAAGAAAGTCTTAGCGTTAATTGCACTATTTGCAACTCCAAAATTTTCTGCAAAAGCTGATGTTCGTAATCTGGTGTTGATGGTTCGTTTCATTCTGCGGTAATTCTGAACTAAGGCTGACTCTTGTAAGTCTTGCTCCAAATTTTCAACAATGACACTTAAATCAACACTATCATATTTGAAACGCTTAGATAAACCGTAGTCAAGTTTAACCTCAATATTCCCGTATGCGGCTTCTTCATAATCAGCCTGAACTAATTCAGTCGTTGCATAAGTTGTAATGTTAACTGGCTCAGTAAGTTGTGGTTTAATTTTAACTTGCACAACTGAATTTCGGCTTGCCGCTAAATATTCTTTTTGAGTTGTGTTCCCCATAAAAGAAAACATGTCTGTTTCAAAAAAAGGTTTAGTAATTGCAGTTGCAAGGTTCTGTTTGGTTCTGATGTTAGCGACTCGTGATGTTGGAGCCCCTGTGATGTTTGACATAAAAAATAGTTAAATAATTATTGATTGATAATTTTTCTGGCGTCTGTTTCCTTTTCGTCAAAATTAAATTGACTTTTAGGATTTGAACTTGAACTTATAAAATACGGGCTTTTGTTTCCTTCCTCTTTTGCTTTAAGCATTTTAGGTTTTGTTTCAACCAGTCTTTTAAGTTCTTCTTTTGTATCTTCTGCTTTCATAAGAATATCTGAAACAATATCGTAGAACTCGGGGTCAATTTCAGAGCTAAAAAGTGCTTCCTTCACTTCAAGTTGCTTATCTTTTAATTTGATTTGCTCTTGGAGTGCTTTCAATCCTTCTTCGGCTGTTGTTGCTTTGCTTGCTACTTCTTCAAGTTTCTTATTTCGTTCTTTAAGATCGTTTTCAAAACGTTCTCGCAGTCGTTTAACTTTTTCGCTTTCAGTTTCGTTTGCAAGTTTTTCAGCTTCTTTATCGGCTAATTCCTCAGCTTCTTTATCGGCTAATTCCTCAGATTCTTTTTCAGCCTCAGCTTTTTTAGCTTCTTTTTTAGCTTCTAGTTTTGCTTGTTCTTCTTCTTGTTTTAATTCTTCTTCTGACATAAAAATAGTTCTAACAATTAGTAATACGATTGCGGACAGTTAGTTATACACAATTAGTATTCGCATTATAAAAGTACTTCCTAAGATTTGTCAAGAGCCTTAAATTCAATTGACGTCGGTATATGAATTGTTAAGCTATGTCTGCAATATCTATGGAATAAACCAGCACCTTTTTTATACGTTCCGTTCCACAGTGCTGTGGACAGTAAAGGGTAACCTTTCGTTGCCCCTGTTATACTGAATATCTTCCCACTATGCGGTTGACACATTGGGCTTTCGTTTGTATGTTTTGATGTTTTAACCAAATCATAACCGCTTCTTACTGCCATATCAATCACGGCGTTTGCTCGGCTCTGAATAATTGAACTTCTAACTAATTGTGTTGCCCGTGATTCAAGCGAGTAATTAACATCAACCCCGTTTTTATTCACAATAGAAAATCCAGGTATTCCACCTTTGACAAATTGCTGTTTTACCCGATCGGCTATAATATCTATAGGCTCACCAGTGATTGAACCTGCGGCAATTTCTGCCATAACCTCACGCCTCACCGTGCTTTCAAGCAAATTCAAACCCTGCCTTAGCGTTATCCTGGCACTGCCAAAAAGCCCGTCAATAGCCCCCGCTATTTCATCTTGCATTGATTGTAATGTTATAAGTGTTTGCACAACGTCTTTGTTCGGAGAAATCAAAAAACTACTTGGGGCATCTTTAATTTTGAAAAGTGCTTGCTTGACCTCGGTATTCCACTCTTTACTCATTTTATCCAAAACCTCGTTTTTAATGCTTTCCCCATATTCATTCATCAATTTTTCCACCTTTTGATAAAAGCGTTTTTTTTCTCTGGCAGAATAAAAATTTGTATCCAAAAATTCAGCGTTTATATCCCGCTTTAATTTTTCCACCAAAGATTTTATAAATTCTACATTGACTTCATCCATAATTAGCTTGCGTTAGGAAAACCTTGCTCGGCTTCAATATTTGCCAATTTCTGGTCTGCCTGCTCATCAGTCAACCCGTTTATATTCTTAATAGCTTCTTTTTTAGTTATGAACCCTCCTAAATAAAGCCGTTCGTTCTCATCAATTTTATCAATCATTGAATCTACAATTCCATCATACCATTCAATTGTTGGATATTCAGCTGGAATCCCCGCCAAAATACATAAAGAATAAATAAGCTCTTTCAATACAACTTCTAAATTCATTATTTTATCGTGTGCTTTGTGAATAGTTTCTTGAATCAAACGTTGTAAAGCTACCCCGCTCAAATTCCCAACACTCACATTTTTATCAAATAAAATAGGTGAAAGTCTAGCCTCGTTATAAATCATTTGTTTCAACACTTCGATGAAAACGTCCATTTTTTGAGTGTGTGGCTCGTAAGAAATAAATTCAGGTTTTTCTTCGCCAATTCCAACTGGGAGTATTTTTGACTTTCTAACAATAGCATTTGCAACCATTGTTTCCTGCAAATTCAAGCCTTTGAAATTACTATTTTTAGCAGTATTTTCGGTTGAGAAGAAACCACTTTGAGCTTCCAAACCAAAACCAATAGTATCAGCAAAAGTGCTATTTTTATTGATTTGGTCAATCGTTTGTTGAATCAAAGTTTTAGGTACCAAACGAATTGGATCAGCTGTTTCAATCAATACTTTTTGTTGCAATTCTAGTTGATTATTTATTTCTTCAGCTTTGACTATGATTGAGTTTGAATAGTCTGAAACGCCAAAATAATCACCAACTTGTTTTTTATTGTAGAAACGGAAAAAAAAGGTGGTTGGTATTCTTCTATAATAACTCAAATCATCTTTTGTTTCAAATTTATGAGTTAAAAACTGTTCAGGAACTGGCACTTGAACGCCCACACCATTTTCTTTTTTGAACGCTTGAAAACCAACTGTTAAATTCTCGTTGTCAAATATCTGATAAACGAAAATAGCAGTCTTGTCTTTTTCTTCTACATGGTATTCAATACAGTGTGCATCGGCTTCCAAATCTGGTCTATTCTCATCATACAAAGGAATCCACCTTTCATTTGGCAATAAAACTATTTCAGGTTTTTCTTTACGAATATTTAGGTAACAAACGGCGTCACCAGCATAACTATTTATTTCAAGTAATAATTTTAACTTCTCATAAAAAGAGTTATTCACAAAATCATCAAAATAAGCCTGTGTTTGAGCATTTTTGAAAGTAAAGCGTGGTTTTTCAAATAATATCAAACTTGAAAATGTGTCTGTAATTTGGCTAAAAATGTTATAACTCAAATACTTTGATTCGTCTTGTTTTCCTTCAACACGATTTGTTTGAAACACTTCATGAGCATCACCGCAATAAAGTTCGTGTCCAGTTTCATACTTTTCTCGGTAACCTTCTCCTTTTATTTTTTGTATTCTATCGTATAATGTAGCCATATTATGAAGTTGCAAATAGATATGCTTGAAATGCTAAACCTAAGCTAATCACACGGTCGTCGTGTTTTCCAGCTTGTGCTTGCCACTTACCATCAATCTTGATAAAAGTATCAAACTGTTTTAATGTTTCCTTGTCAAGCACTTGCAACCAATCGTTATTAAACACATTTTGCAAATCTGTCAAAAGCATTGGTCTGTTGCTTGCATTTGTATTAAACCCATATTTCATTGAATCGGGTTTTTTAATATTGAAGTTGGTACTATCACGCCACAACCTTTCGACTGGATAACCTGCTGAAACTATATCACGCTGTACTGTACGCCCTGTTGACTTTGTTTCTACTGCTAAAAATGGTGTGTTGTACGCTTTCAACAATTGAATAGATTTTTGTGTAAAGTTGAAAGTTGAACCTGTTTCTTTTGTGCCGTTGTCAAGTTCTTGCTTAAATGTTCCAGCTAAAGTTGCTACTTGCTTACCAGTTGAATCAATAATATCTAAGCTATAACTATCACGCCCTTCATCTGCACTATCAATTCCAGCAAAATATACTTTTTGTGGATTTGGTTTTTCGTATATTTTAAGCTCCTCTTCAATAAGAACAGGGTTGACTGTTTTAAGTTTTTCAAACGTTTCTTCAATTTTACGTTGACTGAAAAATGATTGATTGACTCCTGAAAATGTTGCGAGCCCTAAAATATCCTGATAATAGTGGTGTTTATTATAATTATGTGAATTGACATCTCCATAACTTTTATAACGTTGAATAACTGAATCAGGTAAAAAAGGATTATCTGAATAATTAGCTACAACTTGACAAACACGTTCAATCTTTTTTGGCACTAAATTGTAGTATCTAATACCGTCAATTGTATCAGCTAACTCATAATCAAAGTAACGCTTGACAACCCAGTGTTGCAAGTTTGGCGTGTTCAAAATAATAACTATTTTATGCCCTTTTTTCCTTAGAGTATCAATCAATTTATTTACACGCTCTTCATCTCGTATGTCTTCCATTTCCTCCATTACAACTAAGTCAATGTCTGCAAAACCTTTTAAATCCGATGTCTGCCCAACTCTTGAAGTTCTAAAACCTTTACTAAAAACATTAGTTTCCTTTGTTTTTTTGTTTGTAATTTGCGTAGATTGAAAATCAAAAATCTTTTCTAATAATTCAGGTTTGTTGTAATCTTTTTCTATTTCGTCTTGAATATCTAAAAAGCGATCTTTTATTTCCTTAAAAATAGACTCTTTAATCGAACCACCTACATCACGTAAAACTAAAGTTCTGTAATTCACATTTTGCAAAGTTGACAAACAACTAAAATTTGATACATTCCACGTTTTACCGCTTCCACGACTTCCAACCAAAACAGCAACGTCCCATTCACCTGAATAGAATTCTCCCCAAATTGGTAAAGGCTCGTATTCAATGTTTAGTTTCATTTCTTACCTAGTTTAACAGAAATTTCTACATCATCACCAGCACTCAACCTTGTGTCGGTTTTTGTGGGTGCATAAAGTCCTTTTATCTTTGTTTGAAAATCTAAAGCTTTCAAGGAATTTGTAAAATCCCCTTGCTCTAAAGCTAATTTCAATATTTTTTGACTTGTTGCTAACATTCTTTCCACGGTTATTTGGCTTGCTATATCAAGCTTTTTTGTAAATTCTTTTTTTAATTCGTTAATCCTCGTCGTTATCTCGTCGTTTTGCATTAGTTTGTATGCCGAGTTCTGAATTGTCTCCGCTTTCATTTTAGACGCATTGTATGCTTCCCTGTATGCATCCGCTTGTGTTTTACCTTCCGCAACTAAACGGGCGAATTTGCATTGTTTTGCGGTTAGTTTTTGAGTTGACATATTATTTTATTGTAAATAAACATTCATTAGGCTGCCCTTTGTTTTGCCCACCTGCAAGCGTGCTAACTTGGCTAAACTCTAAAATCTTTTTAAAATCGTCTGGTGCTTGGTATTCACTAATATAAACTTTATTCGTCTTTGACTTATCTCTTACCCATTCCCAAAATTGATTGTGGTTAAAAGCCCCCTCGTGGTATTCTGTAGTGCCTTTGTATGGTGGGTCGCAGTAAATAACCGCTCCGTCTGGAATTTCTACATCAAAATAATCACCATTAAAGAATTGTAATTTAGGTCGTTCCAGTTGTTGCAGTCGTTCCAGTTGTTGCAGTTGTTGCAGTTGTTGCAGTTCAAATATCCTAGTCTTGAGAGCCACGCTAACCTTTCTTAATGCTATTCTCCTTGTGTGCCAATCTTTTTGCTTTAAAATGCCGTCAATGTATTTTTGTGGTATATTTGGAATTAGTTTTTTGATTAAATCAGGGTTTTTATTTACTACTAATTCGTGACCAGCTCGCTTAGCTGGTTCTGTATCTTTACCGAATAAATAACCACTTTGATTATTCCCAAAACTCCAAATACACATTACATACCCTACATACCAATCCTCATATTTATCTTTGTTATTCATAACATCAAAAAACTTCTCTCTTGTTACAAATTCAAAACATTTGGCTTCATCTAAACCATCTAAAATAGTTTGTTTTAAAATTGCAATAACATACTTATTCTTATCATTACTTATCACTTGCCAGTCGTTTTGTAGAAAATACTCACTAATTGCAAACCCACCACAAAATAAATCACAAAGTATTTTAGCTTCAGGGTTGAAGTTTTTTATTGTCTGGTATATTTTGCCAGCACTTTTTCTTTTACTTCCTAAGTAAGGTAATGGCATAAATTAGATTTGAATTTGAAAATGATTCTCGCACTCTGGACAAGTTACATTTTGAGTCTTGAATTGTTTTGACCTATTTTCTGTGCTTTCTATATTATCAAAGTCAATATCTGGGTCTTCACTCCCATCAATGTTTTTAATCATAAAATCCAACTCACCTAAATTTAACTCGCTATCTGCAAGCTCTTTTAACTCTTCAATCTCAAAATCTAAACTTGTAAAATCTGCTAAACTGTTTTGAGTAATTTGTCCGTGTTGACTACTAACCATTAAAGCAAGCTTTTTAGCCTCTTTGATATTCTCTGCTTGGATCTGGTTCACCACTAAATCTGGAATTTCATAACCTTCCTTTTCCAATTCTAAAAGTGCAAGGTGCCTACCCGTTCCATCAATTATGAATTTATGGTCTGCCCAATTACAAAGTGCAAAACTAAAACCTTGATTGATTATAGAATTTTTAAGTTTGCTTATATCTCGGTTTGAGTTGTCTTTGAGTTGGTTAAATTCATAACCTTTCAACTCTGCCCAAGGTACCAACTCAGTTTTAATAATCTTATTTTTAATTTGTTTCATAACCTTTTATTTCTTTTACTTTCAACTTTTGTCAAGTTCTATCATACAGATAATGCAGATTCGGTGATATAGTTGCCCCTACCCCGCATACTATTATTAGCATAAGAGGAAGGGGTAACAATCATACAGAGTAAAGTTTCATCGTATGAGTTCAGTGGTAAAGCTCCGTGATTATCAGTTGATCTACTGCACGTCCACGAATTAAGTTGCCCGAGCTTATCCGATATTTAGGTTTTGGTTATTCAGCTAAATAGAGCGGTAGCTGTTCAAGACATTACACTTTATTCAACATATTTCCTATTCGGTAAGGGGATCAACCCCGTGTAATACCTATTTTTACTTGACAAAAACTTTGGATTACATAACTCTTAAGAAGAGCATGAATCACCCACCCCAAAGGTGGGTTTTTTTGAGCATGAATCAAAAAATGATTCATTTCTGAACCATAAAAATATAAGCTATTTTTGTCAAGGTAGTATAGTTATCAACTATTTATTAAATTGATGTAATTATTCGTCAAGTCTTTAATCTTTGTACCAATAGTCCAGCATGAGTTGCCATCACAACCAGCCCTGTAATTCTTATCTCCGTTAACAATTGCTCTTGCATTGTACCAGTCACCATTATATTTAGCAATTCCACCTGTGGCTGTAAAAGAGCCGTGTTGAACACCTGAGCAAGCTATAAATGCTGATAAGTCTAAATCCTCAGCTACTATGTTTGGATTTGAAACTAAATCACGCCCCGTCCATTTACTCCAATTTTTGTAATTGTTCAAATGTGTAAGTTGGATATAACCCCTCCCATAATAATCAGCACCTTGGTAACCTAGACGCAAAGCTTGGTTTCTACCATCAATTTCATGCATAAACTTGAAGTTAGCAGTTTCGTGATTAGCATTCGCAAGCACAAAGGCTGTTTCTTCTTTACTCATACCGATATTGGTACAAGCTGAGTAGATTCGTCTCTCATTGTCGTTTAATTTATCTAATGTATCGGATACAGGGGCAGTAAGTTGAACAATTACTTTACCCCCGTCACTTTTGGGCTTTCAATTTCTTTTACTTCTGTTTTGATACAATTTTCAGGTTTCTCAATATCTGAACATTCCCCTGAATTTAATTTTTCAATCATTTCTGAAATTTCGCTCTCACGCTTTAGACTCGTAAGTGTGATTGATTCTTGCTTTTTTAATTCTGAGGCTAGCTCGGAAATTTTAAGCTCTTTGTTTTTCTGTTCAAGTTTCTCCTCGATTGAAAACTCATGAGCAGCAGCTGGAGCTATTTCTCCTTTTGGTTGAGCTGAAATAGCTCCCCAGATTGATAAGAAAATCACAAATGATGCGAATACTGTTACGATTTGGTTTTTTAATTTTTGAGACATATATATTGTTTTTTCGTTTTTTTATTATTTAATTATTTCATTCACATTGAACCCTTTTATTGCGTTCAATTTGTTTTGTAATTCTTGAAGAGACATATTATAATTGAACTTTTGGTTTTTTATCATTTTCTATTTCTCTTGTTAAAGATTTTTCAATAATCTTTTTGAGATCTTCTAAATTTTGTCTTTCTAGTTTTGAAAGTCGTTTTTGGATTAAATGTAACATGAGCGTCAATTCTCTTGTTACCACGTTAAATTCTCGGATCATATTTGGTTTTTCACTTGAAGACATAAAATAAAAAGGTTAAAGTTAGTATTAAAGCGGTTACGTTCATTGCTAGAATAGCTAAGTGAACAAGTGCTTGAGATGTTTCGTCCATAATCAAAATTGATTTAGTTCTTCTGAATAAAACTCTTCAGCAACTTCTTGTGCCACGATTTCGTTCGTGTCAACGTTGAACTCAGCAAGTAACAAGTTGATTGAGTCAATGATGTTTTGGTTTTCGGTCATATAATATTTTTTTGTGGTTGGTTTGATTCCCTACCTTACTAACAATTATACACAAACTTTTTACACTTGTCAACTATTAACCACAAACAAACCACATTCATTGCATTAAATAGGCACAAAACGGAAATGATAAAAATAAAATAAGTGTGTAAATAAATAAAAATAACCACCCTTTGTGTGGGTGGCTTTAGTTGTGGATAAGTTGTTATCAACAAGTTATTTTTCTAAAATTGGATTAAAATTGTTAAAAGATTCTGTTCGTGACTATTTTTTCTCTTGGTAAATTCTAATTCCAGGAATTTCTTTTTTACCTTCTTTAATTGCTTGATTTATGA